ATAAAGAGATACATAAGAACTCACCCGAAGGAAAAATTACTCACAACAAGTAGGGATGAGAATGATTCCGAAGAAAATAAAATAATTGATTTGACTTATGAGACTATTACAGCTGATCAGAGAGAAGAGCTTGGATTAAAGAAGCGAATCCTTGAAGGGTGGCATAAATACAGACTTGAGGAAAAAGCAAAAGGAATATCACTTGCTGAAGCTGATAGTACTTACATAAGGATTATACATCTACAGTATCCGGATATGGCCTTTTCAAGAGCAACGCTTAACAAGTGGAATAAAGCAATGGCTGATAAAGGCGAGATGGCACTTCTTGATATGAGAGGAAGACATAACAATCATAAAACCGGTATGCCGACAGGTATATTTGATATTTTTCAATATTATTATCTGGATCAGAGTAGAAAATCGGTAAGTATGTGCGTTGCACTTACTAAACTTGAGGCTAAGAAGCAAGGCATAGATGTAGAGCTGCCAAGTGTTAGAACCTTTGTAAACTGGGTATCAAAGATACCTGATCCGGTACTAATGTATTTCAGATATGGTGAAAAGGCTATGAAGGATAAGGCATTACCTTATGTACATAGAGAGTATGATGATTTGTATGCTAATGATATTTGGGTATCAGACAACCATACCTTTGACATTATGATTACAGACGGTGAAAAGCCTATGAGAGTTTACCTCACAGCGTTTCTTGACATAAGGAGCAGAAAGATAATGGGACATTATGTAACAACTGCTCCAAGTGCTGATGCAACACTATACGCATTAAGACAAGGAATAGAAAAGTATGGAGTTCCTAAGCGAATACTGACTGATAATGGTAGAGAGTTCCTCACGTTTGATATTGGTGGCAGAGGCTTTAGAAAGAAAGGTAGCGAACAGGATCCTGAAACTATTATGGAAAGACTTGGAATAGATTTCCATACGGCACTTGTTAAAAATGCAAGGGCAAAGATAATTGAGAGAACTTTTAGGACTGTTAAAGAGGAGTTTTCAAAGCTATTTTTAAGCTATACCGGAGGAAATGTACTGGAAAAGCCTGAAAGACTTAAGACTGTAGTAAAAGATGTGAATAAGCTTACAGGTTTGGAAGATTTCAGGGACTATGTAAGTCAGTATATAGAGAATGTATATAACTCTAGAGAAAATACCGGCTATGGAATGAGGGGCAGAAGTCCTAATGAAGTATACAGAACTACATTAGTTGAAGTAAGAAAAGCAAGTAAGGAAGTACTTGATATTATGCTTCTCAGGTCAACAAGACTTCAAAAGGTTACAAGAGCCGGAGTTAAGTTGAAGTTCTATGACAAGGAAATATTCTTTATCAGTGATGAGCTGATACTTAATCACCAGGGCGAACAGGTATTTGTAAGATACAATCCTGAAAACCTTGAGGAAGTAAGAGTATATGATTCTGAAGACAGATATATATTGACGGCTAAACAAGTAGAAGGACTTTCATACTTTGCTACAAAAGAACAAGTCAGTGAGGCAATGAAAGAACAAAGAAGACTTGCAGGTTTGGTTAAGGCATACAAGAAGGATAAGAATCTCAAAGGTACTGATGCACTTGATTTGGTACTTGGATCAGCAAGTGATGTACTTGATAGGGATGGTGAATTAAATCCGGATGTTATAAAGATATTACGTAATCCGGATAAGGAAAATTATGAATCTATACCTGCTGCAGTTGGAGCATTAGAACTTGACTGGGGTAAGGCTAATGAGAAGATAAAAAAGTTGGAAAGGAAGTAAAGGTAAATGACAGAAGATACAAAATTGGTTAATGGAATGAGTGAAGAGAATGCAATAGAGGCATTGAAGAAGTACAGAGATGAAACAGGAAAGAGTCAAAGTACTATAGCAAAGGAGCTAGGCCTTAGCTCCGGAGCTGTATCAAGTTTTCTTAGCGGAAACTATAAGACACCACATACAATCATTCCAAAGATTGAAGCATTGCTTTCAATTTGTGAGACGAAGGTACTTGCACCAAGAGCACCGGAGTTTGCAATGACAGGTATAAGTAAGAAGGTGATGGATGCAATAGAGTATTGTCACCTTCAGGGCAAGATTGGAGTTATATATGGTGATGCCGGTATAGGTAAGACAATGGCTATAAAGGAATATGTAAAGAATAATCCTATGTCAGTATTTATCACTATATCACCTGCATTTGCAACTATGAGCGGAGTTAATGACTTACTTAGTGAAGCAGTTGGGGTAAGGGAGAGAAATTCAAGAAGGATATATATTGAACTTGTAAACAGGCTTAAAGGCAGTGGTAGAGTGATTATCATTGACGAAGCACAGCACTTAACAAAAAAGACATTAGAGCATCTTAGAAGTATATCTGATGAGAGTGGAGTTGGAATCTGTCTTGTAGGTAACGAGGAAGTATATACAAGATTAAAAGGTAGTGGCAAGGCAGACTTTGCACAGATTTTCTCAAGAATTGCAAGAAGGGAACCCCTGTTTCTTAACAGCATTAAAAAGAGTGACATTGAGAAGATCTTCTTTGAATCACATCTTGATAATGAGGGAATAGATTTTCTTTATAAGATAGCCGGGACAAGATATGGAATAAGAGGAGCTGTAAATGTTTATGTTGCAGCGGTCGCACTGTTTGATCATATCGGGGCAGAGGAAATTATAAGAGTAGCAAAGCAAATGAACATAGGATAAGGAGAAATAAACAATGGTAAAGAAGATTGTAATAGAGTTTGAGGCAGGTAATGATAGCAAGGTAGCTGATAGAGTTTTTGAAAGTGCAATTAAGTATATAAGAAGAAGTGGTGGCAGGATAGTAGGAATGAGAACTGGGGATGTTGAAAAGGAAGATCATGTAAAAATAAGGAATGATTTTCGCATTCCGGATCTAAGCAAAAGTGTTGCATTTGCTTTAAGAAATCAACAATTACGATAGCCTGAAAGGAGAAATTTAAAATGCAAAATAATTACAGTGACAAAGCGGTGGCAAATGTAAATTTAAGGTCATTGGATATTGAGGAACTTATTGATTTTGCTATTGCAAAGAAGAAGATAGCAGACCTTGCAGGAGCAGAACTTGATGTTATAAAAAAGGAGATGCAGGAGAGAGCGATAAGCTTTCAAGATGATAGACATATTAAATTTACAGAGTGGCATGGATCGGATAAGTCGCTTGCAAGTATAACAACAGCAAATACTATGGAAATCAAGAACTTTACAAAGCTTAAAAGCTTACTTGGTAAGGAGTTTGTAGGAGAAAAGGTTAAGGAAAAAAGACCGGTTAAATATGTTGTTGAAGATAACTTTAAAAAGGCTTTAATTGCTCTTAAAATGGGTGATTATGAAAGTAAAACAAGTATTGATGAGGTTATTGACTCTGCCGGATGGTGTGAAAACAATGCTGATAAGAGGGCACTACTTAAAAAGAGTCTGAAGGGAGACTATAAAAAGGACAAGAAGGCAGTTCTCACATCACTTAATCTAAGTGATGAAGAGTGTGATATTGATACAGAGCTGTTTCTTATATATCAGATAAAGAATTTTGAACTTATAAAGGCATTCTTTGATGTTACACAGCTTGAAGAGATAAGGGAGAGACTTGAAGGAGTAGTTGATGTTTCAGAGTCTATAAGGATTGGATTAAAGGCGGTGTAAGATGGAAGAGAGGAAAGTAACAAGGCTTCAGCTCTCAAAGATTTATGCCTTAGCTAAGAAACATGGAATGGATAATGAACTGCTGCACTCTTATGTAGAGGCACTGATCGGCAAGGACAGCTTAAAGAAACTAAGTTATGAGGAAGCTGAAAGGGTGGCGGATAGCCTTATGGGTAAGGATGTAGTATCAAGGTTTCCCAGACAGGAAGTACTTACAGACAGACAAAAAAGATTGATTATATCTTTGGCTATACAGCTTGGATGGGTGAGGGAAGATAACAAGAGTTTAGCGGACTTTGAAAGATTGAATGGATTTGTAAGAAAACAGTATGACACACTTTATATGAGGGCATTATCAAGAAGTAATGCTTCAAAGTGTATCGAAGCAATGAAAGAAATGGTTGATAGAATAAAGGAGAGTTAAAGAATGGATAATGCTTATAGTGCAGGACAGAAGCTTTTGTGTGGATCTTATACACAATATACACCATCAGGGAAAGCAAACTTTATAAGAATGGGATGCTTTGGTAAGGAACCTAAAATAGGAGCAGTTGTTTATTTTTATGGTAAAACGATGGGCAGAGTTAATCATGTCGGAATTGTTACGCAAGTTAAGAAAAACGGTAATAGGTATGAAATACTCACGGTTGAGGGTAACACCTCAGCCGGGACAGGTTTTAGCAGAAATGGTGGATGTGTTGCAGCGAAGTCATATGAATTTGCACTAAATGAGGTCGGAAATGATAATAGAATAAATGGATTTGGCTATCCACAGTTTGACTCAAATACCTGCACAGTGGAGGAGTTTATAGCTGTTGCAAAGGCTGAAATTGGGTATGTTGAAAAGGATAGTAAAAAGGATCTTGACAACAAGAGTGCAAATGCAGGCAGTAAGAACTTTACAAAGTATGGTGAGTGGTATAAAAATAATGGAGTGTACTGGTGTCAACAATTTGTTTCATGGTGTGCTTACGAAGCATGTAAAACACATAAAAGTAACACAGAAACGGGATGGATTCAAGTTGGGAGTAGGTGGAAGTATGGATTGCATGGTACATTAGTTAAGAATCAGTGGCTTGTAATCGGTGGAAGGTGGTACGCATTTGATGGTGAGGGATTTATGGTAACCGGGTGGTTTTTATCAGAAGGTGGATGGTATTATCTCAATCCTAAAGATGGAGCAATGCTTGCTAATCAATGGATAACAGTAGATGGGAAAAGCTACTACCTATGTGAGACAGGTATAATGGCCACAAGTTGCTATATAATAGGTGATGCCGGAGAAATGTGGTGGGTAGATTCCAATGGAGTTTGCCAAGTTGACGAAGTAGCGAAATAGAGAATAAAGATTGGAGGGATTGATATGGAAAAAATTGAAGTAAGACCGGAAGATTTGTCAGAAAATCATAGAGAGTATGCAAGAGTTATAGGTATTGATTCCCTCATAAATCTTTGCAAGGAGTTTGGAGGCACACAAATCTATATTCCTAAAGTAGAGGAGCTTACAAGGCCAAGATTATACAAAACAATAAAGGAAGAATATGATGAAGGAAATAGTAGCATGAGCGGACTTGCAAGAAAGTATGGAGTAAGTGAATCTACAGTGTACAGACTTGTTAGAGACCAAATGGGAAAAAAGAATATACCGGGTCAAATGGATATATTTGACTATATAAAGCAATGAAATAAGGGCATTACTTGGGAAATCGAGTAATGTCCTTATTTTAATTGTCTAAGAAAAAAGTACATTCATATTTAGTTGTATTAATATTCTAATAAATTTGGAGGTGAAAAGAATGAAAGAAGTATTTTTGAATGTATTTACAAGTGTAATGATGGTAATTGTAGTGTCGGCTTTATGTTCAGGTATTACATATTTTAGAAAGTATGTAGATGGAACATTGGAAAAGCTTAAAAATGATGAGAAGTATAAAGACAATGCGTTTGCACAAAGCTCTTTTTATTTCATTGAAAACTTTATAGCAGGCCTTACAAATACTGCTGTAGCTGCTATGGAGCAGACAAAGGCGAAGGATTTAAGAGAAAAGGTTGCACAGGGATTGGCATCAAAGGAAGATCTGAAGGCACTTGCGATTGAAGTAAGGGAAGGCATTAAGGCTCAGTTATCACCTGTAGCAGAAAAGGAACTTGCCAACTATATATTAGATCTGGACTCATATATTGATAAAAGAATTGAGGCAAGTGTACTTGAGTTAAAGAGAAATGGTGTGAAATAGTAGCCGGGAGAAAAGATGGATATAACTTTTATATTAAAAAGTATAACTGATCTGGGGCTTCAGGTAGCTCTCATAGCTGTTTTTATTTGGTATTTTTTCAAGAGAGATAAGGACAGAGAAGAAAGCTTGACTGCTGAAAAAGTAAAGCTGCATGAGGATATTAAAGCAAAGCAGGATGAAGTGAGAAAAGAGCTTGAGAATGCAAAGATTAATGCAAGAGAAAAAGAAGCTTTACTCATGAGTGAGAATGCGAAGAGAGAGGAACTTATCAGGAAAGAATCTGAAAAGAGAGAAGCTATGATAAGGGAAGAGAGCATGCACAGGGAAGAAACTCTTATGAGGCAGATGGATAAGATGAATGATTCACTTAAAGAGATAAGCACATCTATGATTGGAATAAATAATGCTATGGAGAAGCTTGGAAAAAGTGTTGAATCTGTGGATGTGAGATTAAAAGAAGTTGAAGGGAAGTTAAACTAGAGTTTAATTTGGCTTTAAATCAGGAAGTGAGGGACAGTGAGAAGTCTTGATATTTTAAAAAAGAAAGAACTTAGGGGATCTATTATTGAAAGGCTTTATGGCTTTTATGGTGAAGATATCTCTATTTCAGTATTAAAGGCATCACTGCCACTGTCAGGGGTGCTTACCGATACGGAACTTAAAAGTGCATTGTATTATCTTGGCGGAGCCGGAAAGGAATACATTAAAGTAGTTATTAATAAGACAAGTTATCAAGATTCCCTTATATGGCTTACCCCAAAGGGTGTAAACCTTGCAGAGGGTGACATGGAAGATGTGGGAGTAAATAGAAATGAGTAGACTTATTGACATAGCAACAAAGGAAGTAGCAAGAACAACAATACTTGAAACACTTGAAGAGGCAGGTATAACAGGCTGCAGTACACAGGTACTTGCACAGGTCCTTAATAAAAGTGGAATAGATGTTGATGTAGAGGACACACTCTTTTATCTGGACAATAAAGAGCTTGTAAGGTCTAAGAAGTATGAAAACAAAAGACAGGGCATTTCAAGGACGGTGTATTTTATAACTGAAAAGGGAATAGATTTTCTTGACGGAAATGTTGAAGAAGTAGGACTTTGTGATGGCTGATAACAGAACACATGGAAAGATTGACAGCTTGCCTGCAACGGTAAAAACTGATGTTGAAGAGAGTTTGCTTAGTGGAAAGACCTACAAGGAGATTTCAGAGGATTTATCTGAAGCAGGATATGATGTACATGAGTCAAGTGTAGGAAGATATGGTAGAAAGTATCTTAAACGATTTGAGTCGGTGAGGGTAGCAAAGCAATTTGCAAAGCTTTTGGCTGAAGATGAAGTTGACAGGCCACCGACAGAGCTACATGAAGCAAACAACATGATTATGTCTCAAATTCTCATGGAAGCTATGATGAATGAAGAGATGCAAGCAAAGGAAATGGCAAGCGTTGCAAAATCTATAGCGACTCTACAAAGTGCACAGGTCAATAATGAAAGACTTAAGATAAAGGCAAGAGAGAATGCCGGGGATATTCATACCGCTATGAACGTGCTTAAGGAGAAGATATTCAAAGAAATTGCCGCATCACATCCTGATGTTGCACAGATTCTTACAGAGCTTGCTAATGAAACTGAAGAAGAGATGAAAAACAATATCAAAGGGTAAGACATGGATGTACAGTCTATTGTCACGCCCTTTTTTAATCCGACAAAAAGAGGAAGTGGCAATGAAAGATTGGAAAGATAAGGCTTATGATATGTTTTTTAATGACGGCCTTGAGATAAACGACATAGCAATTTTACTTGAAAAGAGTAGAAGAAGTATACAGGGTTACCTATCTACATGTGAAGCATATGAACATGAGAAGGAAAGAAGAAAGGCTGCAGGTAAGCTTAAGAGAAAAGAGTATAAAAGGCAGTGGGATAGAGATAATAGGCATAGATATGATGCAGTTAGTGCTGAAAGTATTAGAAGGGAACATGATGTAGCTGCTATGATTTTAAGTCATGAAAAGTACTGATATGAATGATTTTTTAAATTTTGCCAAGGATTATAGAGACAGGGAAGCAGGGCTGAAAGGTCTTGACAATTCTCCTGAATCTATAAGACGAAGAAATATAGAAAAGGGTATCAAAGACTTTAGAACATTTTGCAATCTAAGAAACCCGGAGTTTTTTAAAGCTGAAAGAGAGTATCAGACACAAATTTGTGAAACGCTACAAGCAGCATATGAAAAAAGACTTAAAAGTAAAACCGGAGAGATTGCAGACATACTTATAATCAATGAGCCTCCGGGCTTTGGAAAGAGTTACACAGCAAGCACATTTATTACTTGGGTACTTGGAAATAATCCTAAAACACAGGTTATAGCAGTATCTTACAATCAGACCTTATCTCTCACATTCTCAAAGAGTGTAAGAGAAGCGATTCAGGATGAAGAAATAAAAGGAGACCTTGATTACTATGCGGTAAAAAGCTTTTTTCCTAAGCTTAAAATCAAATATGGTGACGGAGCTATGGAAAGATGGAGTGTAGAAGGTTCATACATGAGTTATCTTGCTACAAGCTTTGATGGAAGTATTACAGGTATGAGAGGGCATATCGGTATTATTGATGATCCGCTTAAGAATGCAAAGGAAGCTGTAGATGATAACAAAAAGGATGAGATATGGAACTTTTATAAGAACACTTTTCAATCAAGAATGCTTGATGGTGCTTTAGTAATAGTAATTCAGACAAGGTGGGCGAGCGACGATCTGGCAGGAAGACTGATGGCAGAGTTCCCCGGAAGATGTTATGAGCTAAAGCTTACAGCATTGACTGAGGATGGCAGCAGTATTTGTGAAGATTTGTACTCTACAAAGGATTTACAGATGAAGGCTGCTACACTTGATGAGGATATATGGCTTGCTAACTACATGCAGGAGCCTGTAGATAAGAAAGGAAGTCTTTATGGACTCTTTAAGACTTATGATGTCATTGACACTGACAAGGCTGAGAGAGTTATTGCGTATGTAGATACAGCTGACACCGGAGCAGATTATCTTTGTATGATAGCTGCTGCCATAATTGAAAGATATGGCTATGTACTTGATATTTACTACACTGATGAAGCTATGGAAGTTACTGAAAGGGAAACAGCAAGAAGATTAGCTTTTTGTGGTGTTAGAGATTGCCTGATAGAGAGTAATAACGGTGGCCGAGGATTTGCAAGAAATGTAATAAGGTTTTTAAAGGAGTTAAAGGCTTTTAAATGTATGGTTACATGGTTTTCACAAAGCAAGAATAAAAAGACCAGAATACTTGCAAATGCAAGTAATGTAATGGATCAGATTATAATGCCTGAGGACTGGGAGAAGAAATACCCGGAGTTTGCAAGACATATAAAGAAGTATCAAAGAAAAGGCAAGAACGATCATGATGATGCAGAGGATACATTGACAGGTCTTGTAGAGTTTATTAATGGTGATGTTAAGGGCAAGAAGAAAGCCAGACTTGGACAGAAGTCAAAACTTAGATTGTAGGTAATATATGTTTTATTTTGACATGGATGAAGTTATTGATGAAGATTTCGTAACAAAAATAGTTAATAAGTTCAAGCTTGAATTTGTAGGACATTATCAAATGCTTGATAGATACTATGAAGTTAAAAATGATGGTATTGCTAAAAGGTTTATGAAAGGGAAAAAGCCGGATAACAAACTTTTTCATGGCTTTGCAAGATACATAACCAATATGGCGACATCTTATTTTGTAGGTAAACCTGTTGAGTATTTAATTGAGGATGAGGATTATAAAAAAGAATTGATTCCATATCTTGATGATAATTACAATTTTGATTATGAAATTTCAAAGGAAGCCAGTAAAAAAGGTATTGCATATGAACTTATATATATAACGGAGAAGAGTGAACTTAGAAGTAGACAGTATGGAGCTGAAGAAATAATACCTATTTACAGTGCTTCTCCGGATGAGTTCCTAAACGGATTTATAAAACTATCAGCAATATATAATCTTGATGGCAACTTGAAAGAGGAAAGAGCTGTTGTTTATGATAAAACTGATATGTATGAGTTTAAAAGAAAAACAGGCAACGGAAGATTTTCACTTGTAGATATAAGAAAGCATTATTTGAATGATGTACCATTAATTGTCTACTGGAACACACAAGAGATGAGCTCTGACTATGAAGGAGTTATAAGCCTTATAGATGCTTATGATAGGGCTGAGAGTAATACAGCAAATGATATGGATTACTTTACAGATGCATATCTTTTGATAAAAGGAGCTGAAGGTGGACTGGTAGATGAAGATGGAGAAGATATTTTACTTAGTGATAGTGATGCTGCTCTAAAAGATAAGAGAATAATGTATCTTGATGAAAAAGGAGATGCTAAGTTTCTTGAAAAAGGTGGAGACAATACCTCAAGTGAAGATTTTAAAAATCGAATTTTTAAAGATATTTTCTTTGTGTCTCAAGTACCGGCATTGACTGATGAAAATTTTGCCGGGGATATATCAGGTATTGCTATAAAGTACAAGCTTATAGGACTTGAGCAACTTGCAATAATGAAAGAAAACAGAATGAGACTTGCAAAGGCGAAGAAAATAAGCATGATTACAGACTGGATCAACTGGAAAAAATCAAAAAATTATGATGCATCTACAGTAAAGCAGAAGTACACAAGAAACTTCACTGAAAATGTATCTGAAATTATTGATAACGTTACTAAACTTACAGGAGTTGTAAGTAAGAGATCACAGCTTGACATGTTACCTGCCGGTATTATTCGTGATACTGATAAGGAGCTTGAAACTATAGAGGAAGAGCTTAAGGAAAGTGAAGGCCTTTTTATGGAGCCAATATAATATATGAAAAGTAGTGACTATTGGGAAAAAAGAGCTTTAAGGGATAAGAAGTTTGCTACAAATAGGGCAGAAAACTATATAAAAAACAAGCTTGGAAAAGCTTATACTGAAGTATCAAAAGAACTTGAAGAAGAGATAAGAGAACTATATGAGAAGCTTGATAAGAGCAAGTCACTACTTGCACAGAGTAATGAAAAGCTTTTAACAAGCAGTCAGGCAGCTGATATAAGAGAACTTCTTAAAAAACTGACGGAAGAAAAAGCAAAACTTTCAAATGTAAATCTTCCTAAAGAAGTTTCAGATGCTATAGAGAAGAATATAAAGCTTATTGAAGAGAGTCTTAGGATGAAGTCAAAGAGCGGATACATAACACATCTTGAGTTGATGCAAGAGAGAATAAATGCTTTGGCATTATCTGTAGCAAATGAAAATCAAGTAAATATGTATGAGCAGCTTTCTACAGAGTATACAGACAGCTATTTTAGGGGAGTGTTCAGAGTACAGCAGGGTATGGGCTTTGGTAAGGACTTTGTTAGCCCTAATCCTAAACTTATACAGAATGTAATTATGAGAAGTTATGCCGGGAGCAGCTTTTCAAAGCGTATCTGGAAGGATGTAAATAAGCTTGGAAGTACTTTAAAAGATACTTTAACCAAGGGTTTTATAAGAGGTGATTCAATTGACACAATGACAAAGAGACTTTTAGAAAGAGTTGATGTGTCAAAGAGCCATGCAAAAATGCTTATACGAACGGAATCTGCAAGGGTTTGTGAAGAAGCCACAAAGGATGCGTATAAGGAATGTGGAATAGAACAATATATATATCTTGCTACTTTAGATAGAAAAACTTCTTTAATATGTCAGGAACTTGATATGAAGAGTTTTCCTTTAAAAGATGCCAAGATCGGAGAGAATTATCCGCCTATGCATCCAAACTGTAGGAGTACCACAATGGCAGATACTAAGCCTTTAAAAAGATTAGCTAGAGGAGCAGATGGAAAGAACTATGAAGTTGATGGGAATCTAAGCTATAAGGACTGGTATGACGGTCTTTCAAAAGATGAGCAGGGACGGATGAGCCTGGAAAACAAGAAGGATAGGAATAGGAAGAGGGATAAGGAAGAGTATAATGAATTAAAAAAATATGTTCAAAAGAGAAAAATGTCATTTAATGAATTTTTAAATATTAAGTATAATGATGATAAAACTAAATACAATGAGATGAAAGTTATTATACCAACTATTGAAGACTTTAAAGAAAGGTTGAAAAATGGGGAAGTAAACTTAAAAGTACAAAAAAACAAGCAGTTGGAACACATACAAGGAAGCAAACCATTTTTAAACAGATTTAAACAAGCATGGGCCACAAGAGGAAGAGAAAATAGCATTACACCACAATCATTTTTTTATAAAACTGAAGATATTGAACAGATAATAAAAGAATATAGTGGAAAAGGAATTTTTGTATATAATCCGGCAAACAAAAATGTGATGTCAGAGTACGTTTCTGTAGATAGAGCAATAGGAAGATGCTATAATAGAAGTACAAATAAATACGAAGAAACAAGAAGGATATGTATACGATATACCAACAAAGGTGTACACTTATATCCAACAAAAGAGGTAGATGGACATGAATAAAATATATAAATTAGATGACTTAAGTAATATGGGTAAAGAAGCACATATTATATTGACAGATGGAAGAGAGTTTGATTGTAAGCCCGATTGTATAGTGTGTGATGATGATACGTATGAAGATATGATTCTTGTATGGTCAAAGCCTGATGGAGTAGGGTATGAGTTAAGAGAAAGTGAAATATCAGAAGTTATAGAGATATAGGAAAGTACAAGGCTATATTTTGCGTTTAAATGCACTTAAATGCATTAGGGTATAAATATTCAAGTGAAAATAGTTAAACGAATTTAAACGGTGTTTAAACGTGTTTTAAACGTGGTATAGTGTGTGACGCTATAATAAAACCGAGATTAGAAAAGATTGCAACTAATGCAGTCTTTTTTATTTTATAAAAAGTGGGCTTTGAAATTTTTCAGAGTCTTTTTTAAGTTGAAAGGAGCTTTAATGGAGGAAGTAAAAAAGGACAAAAAGAAGGAAGGTATTACGGAGGTAGAAACTGAGAATAAGGATCCGGTAAATAGTCCCGAGAATGAACTTTCAAATATTGTAGATGACGAAAAGTCAAATGATAATATGAAAAGTGAAATACCTGCTGAAGATGAAAACTCTAAGGATTCCAAAGAAGTTACTGTGGATCCAAATGATAAGCCTAAAGAAGGTGAGACGGATGAAAATAAAGAGGATGAAAAACCTCCTGAATATAAGACATCTGAAAAAGCACCTGAAAAGAGCTTAGAGGATAGAGAAAAGGAACTTGCAAAAAGAGAGGAAGATCTTGCAAGAAGAGAGATTGAGGCTGAAGCTAAAAATATTCTTAGGACTAAAGGATTATCTGAAGAGTTGATGCCTTTGGTATTAAGAGGGAATCTTGAGGATACTGAGGCTGCTGTAAAGCTTTTTGAAAAAGCTCTTGGCGATCAGGTAGAGAAAAAACTTGGAGAAGTGGCAAAAGGGAAAAGTCCTGAAGGAAGTAAAGGAAACATAGATAAGGATACAGGCTCTATAGCAGATATAATTAGAGCAGGATTAAGAGGTTAAGGAGATTTAAAATGGCGTTGAATATTAATGGAACAAGATCGGTATTTCAAAATGAACTTGATAAGCTTATGGTTGAGCAACTTACAAGTGGGTTTATGGAGGAGAATGCAGGAAACATTATTTATAACGGTGGTAGGGAAGTAAAGATTCCAACAATCATTATGGATGGACTTAAGGATTATTCAAGAACTGACGGTTATCCTGTAGGTGGAGTTAATTTATCATATCAAACTATGACTATGACAATGGATAGAGGTGAGGGCTTTACTCTGGATGCAATGGATGTGGAAGAAACAAATTTTGTGGCATCAGCTTCAAATGTATTAGGTGAATTTCAGAGAACTCAGGTTGTTCCGGAGGTAGATGCATATAGATATTCTAAAATTCATGGGATAGTAAAGGATAAGGCAGCATCTAATATAAGAGCTGAGAGTACAGCACTGACAGAGAAAAATATTTATAAATCCATTACAAGTGATATTGATGCTATCAAAGATGAGGTAGGTGAAAGCGTAGAACTTGTTGTTGTTATAAATGGTAAAGCAAGGGGGCTTTTAAATCAGAATGAGACATTTACAAAAACTCTTACACAGGTTGATTTTAAGAAAGGCGAAATTACAACAAAGGTAAGAAGTATTGATGAATGTCCAATAATTCAGGTTCCATCAGCTCTTTTGTTTACAGAGTATGACTTCTTTAAGGGAAATGAGTCTTCAGGACAGAAAGCCGGATTTAAAAAGAAGTCAACTGCAAAGCAGATCAACTATATTGTTATGCCCAAAAAGGCAGCTATTGCCGTATGTAAGCAGGATGCACCAAAGATTATTACTCCGGAACTTAATCAGAAGGCGGATGCATGGTTTATAGGATACAGAAAGTATCATGATTTATGGCTCAAAGATTCAAGCATTAAGGGCATAAGAATCAGTACTGAGGCTTAATATATGCTTGAGCAGATAAAAACACTGCTTGGAATTACCGACACTGAAAGTGATGCACTACTTGGTATCATGATTGATGATGCCAGGAGTGCAATTATAAGCTACCTTAACAGAAAGGATTTTCCTGAGGGGCTTAACTTTGCAATTAGGGAGATGGTAGTAAAAGCGTATAAAGAAAGCGTATTAGATGGTGTTACTTCAATTGAAAGAGGAGATACATCAATAAGTTATACTGCTATAGATAGCAGTTATTTTGATGAAAAGCTTTTAAGGGCATTTAGCAAGTACAAAAAGATAAGGATGGATTGATGAAGGATAGTGAAAAGTTATCATATCTTTTTAGATATAGGGAGCAGGATTCTGAGCCTGATTCTGAAATAAAAGATAAAGATAATAAGAGCGAAAAAAAGACTAAGGAAAAGGAAAGTGACAAGTGAGGCGAGGATATTAAGCCGGCTATACAAAGATAAGCTAAGGCTTTACAGATACAAGCTTTTTAAGACTGATTATGGCGAAAGTAAAAGTGAAAAAGAACTAATTTATGACAATGTTCCATGTGGTCTTAGTTTGTCTACAAAATCAGAACCAGGCAGAACTGATATAGCTTATGAAAAGAGTGAAGAGTATGTTATATTCGCAGCTCCTAACATAGATATAAGGGATAAGGACTTTATAGAAGTTAGAACAAGTTCAGGAGACATCATTGCAGGCAGAGCAGGAAAGAGCTTTAAATATCCGTCACACATAGAAGCAAGTTTGAAGATAGAAGAGGTGGTTTGATGAGGGATATGAATGAGATCGCAGATATGCTTGAAAGAGGTCTTGAGGCATGGCAGTCAGAAATATTTGAAAGAGAAGCAATGAAGATAGGCAGGCATGCAGTCGATTCTGTAAAGGACTTGACTCCGGTTGTTACAGGGCATCTGAGAAGAAATTGGTACAATGAAGTTACCAAGGAGGGAAATGACTATATTATTTGGATAAAAAATAATATAGTCTATGGCCCGGCTGTTAATTATGGTAGAAGAACAAAGAATGGCGGAATGACAAGAGGTCAGTATATGCTTGAAAGAGGTATAGCAAACTATAAACAGTCCAATTACAGTAGTGATATCGAAGCAATGGTGAATGCGTTAAAGGAGGCTTTTTAATGCTTAGTTTAAATAATATTAAAATGTCTTTAATAAGGCTTTTAAATGAAGTTAAACAGGGATTAAATGTTTTTGCTGAAGATATAGAGCAGATTGAAACGATTGATAAGTCAGCATTTCCACTGCTCTATATACAACTTGTACCACTTTCTATATCTGTACAGCTTGATGGCAAGAGCTGTAAGAAGTTGATTCTTGTTGATATTACTTTTATGGAAAAAAGTAAAAGTAGTAATGAAGACATGTATGAGATGGTAGAGCTGATAACAGGTAGAATAGGTATAGGATTTAAAGTGGGAGATAGATTTTTGAAAGTCTTGAATATCGGATCAAGTATTGCGGATGATACACTGCATATAACATTCAACTTGGATTTCTTTGATGATATGAATATTAAAGAGCCTGAAGCAGAAGTTTGTAAAAGCATTAGTTTTTAAATAAGGAGGGTAAATGGGATTACCAAGTATAAATATTGAATTTTATAAAAAGGCAGTTTCCTTTGTTGCAAGAAGCAGTAGAGGAGTTGTATTACTATTACTTAAAGACAGCACTAAAACAACGGTAATAAATGCCTATACAGAGATAGAGGATGTAGTAAAAGAAGACTGGACTGCAGATAATTTTAGAATAATTGACTTGTGTTTTATGGGGAATCCGAACAAAGTTATAGTAGTAAGGGCTGTAACTAAAGAAATGGGCATTAATGTAGATGAATGTAAACAGCTGATTGAAAATTTGAAATTTGACTGGTTTGCGGCACCTTGCTTAAGTAAAGAAGAGGGTGCTCTTTTTGCGAGCTATTTTGACAGTCAGAAAAAGAAAAAGTACAAGAAGGGTAAGGCTGTACTTGTAGATCAGGCTGCAGATTCACCGGCAGTAGTAAATTTTGCAACGACAAACATATCAATTGTTTACAAGGGCGAGGTCATTACAATCAAGCCTGAAGATTATACAGCAAGAATTGCAGGTTTGCTTGCAGGAGTAAATATCAAGGAGTCTTCAACATATAAGGTTCTCAAGGAAATTGTTGATATAAAGCAGTCAAAAAATCCGGATGAGGATATAAATGCCGGAAAATTTATTATTATATTTGATGGTGAGAAGTTTAAGATTGCAAGAGGAGTTACTTCACTTGTAACTATATCTGAGGAAGCACCGGCTGACTTTAAAAAAATAAAAATTGTTGAAGGATCTGACATGGTCAGAAGTGATATAAAATCAACTTATGAGGATCAGTATGTAGGTAAGAAAAATAATACTTACGACGAAAAGCAGATTTTTGTAGGTGCTGTACATTCGTATCTTCAGGATATAGCCGGAGAAGTTATAGACAAAGATGAAGATATTGAAGTTTCGCTTAATACGGCATGGATAAAAAAGTATCTTGAAAAAGAGAAAAAGAAAGATACTTCAGAGATGACTGAGATTGACTTGAACAAAGCCAATACAGGTAGTCATATAGCTATAAGAGCTAAATTTAAGTTTGTAGATGCTATGGAAGATCTGGATATGGGAATTGAGATTTAAGGAGAGCTTATGGAAGAGAAGATAACGGGTAAAAGAGTACTTTCGGGTACAAATGCTGAAATTTTCTATAATGGATTGAAAATTGCAGGATGTACAAAAATTAGTGTAAAAACTACAGTCAATAGAGAAGAAGTTCAGATGGGGATGGACATAGATACAAAGATAACCGGTCTGAAAGGCGAGGGTACAGTATCTATAAACAAGATTTATTCTGCATTTGAAAGTATTAGGAAAGAAATCTTAAAAGGGAAAGATCCTAGGGGGACTATAATGACAACACTTGCAGATCCTGATGCAATCGGAGGACAAATAGAAAGATATCAGATAGGCAATGTTGCTTTAAGTGAATTTCCACTTGATTATGAAATGGGTGCGGTAGTAAAAGTAGAATTTCCATTCTCATTTACTCCGTCAGATATGATTTGTTTAGATGAAATAAAGGAGTAATTTAATCATGGTAGATACAGAGAAAGTTTTGACTTTTAAGTCTTTTGCGGATAAAGCTTTAAAAAAGATGGAGGAGAGAAAAAAACGCAAGGTAAAAAGATATTATATTGGTGATCTGGATGAAGAGATAGAACTTAGAGGACTTAGTTCTGAGGAGCTAAATGATTGTTTTAACTATTCGGAGAACAATGTAGTAGTTGATAAATATACAATTTATTATGCTTCAAAGACTCTTCAGGAACTTGCAACATATATGGTTGGAGAGAAGATCATAAAAACACATTTAGAGATAATGGATGTGTTTACAGCAGTGGATAGAACAAAACTTGCAAATGAAGTTCTTGCTTTGTCAGGAATGAAAGATAAGACTACAGTATCGGATGTTGACGAGTTAAAAAAAAGCTGATTTATTCACATGAAGCGTATTTATATGGCTACTGCCTTAGTGTTGGGATTTTGCCTGAAAAACTTGACGGATTTACAAGAAGTGAAAAAGTAGTATTGGAAGCTTTGGCAAAACTTAATGAAGAGCAGCAAAAGAGATTGATAAAAGAGGCAGTAGCTGATGTACTTGTAGGAGAAGGCTGATGGATGTTTTTGGTGGAGTAATAAGGCTACAGGATGATGTAACCGGAGTACTTAGAGGAGCAGCACAAGCTGCAAGAAACTTTCAATCAGATATCGGAAGAGCAAGAGAGTCATTATCACAGCTTAACGGTACAAATGCTAATGATATAACTGTTAGTGCAAATACAGATAATGCTGTATCTGCAATAGAGAATGTTAGAACTGAGTCAGAAAATTTAAGTGATAGAGATGTAAGCGTATCAGCAAATACAGAAAGTGCTGTATCGTCAATAGAAAATGTTAGAACCGAGTCAGAAAATTTAAGTGACAGAAGTGTAAGTGTATCGGCAAATACAGAAGGTGCTGTATCAGCAATAGACAATGTAGAAACTGAGACGGAGAACTTGAGAGATAGAAATGTAACTATCAGATCAAGAGTACATGAAGCGATATCGGGCATTAGAAATGTAGCTTCAAGACTTGCCACAATCAAAGATAATAAGGTAATACGATTTGTCGCACATGGAGTAAAAGCCGTTGGTGGAGCAATAGCAAAGTTGGGACTTGCAGCAGGAGCAGCAGGATTTACAGCGATTGCAGCAGCCGGAGGAATGGCTGTAAAATCAGCAATAGACTTTGAAAAGGGAATGGCAAACGTTGGTACATTGCTTGATGGGGATGTAAAAAGCAAGCTTTCATCAATGGGAGAAAGCCTTAAGACCATATCAAAGGATACAGGTGTAGACCTTAATAATTTATCAGGCGGACTTTATGAGGTTGTATCAGCATTTGGAGAAAGTGCGGACTCAACAAAACAGCTTGAGATAGCTGCAAAGGCAGCTAAAGCAGGTAATGCCGAAACCTCAGAAGCTGTAAAGATGCTTTCTGCTGTAACAAAAGGCTATGGAGATACCTCAGCTGAAGCTGTAGGAAAAGCGGCAGATCTTGCATTTGAGACTGTGAAGTTAGGTCAAACGAGCTTCCCGGAGCTTGCCTCCAGTATGGGTGCGGTAATACCGCTTGCATCTACTCTTAAGGTAAGCCAAGAAGAACTCTTTGGTGCAATGGCTACACTTACAGGTGTAACCGGAGGAACTGCAGAAGTTACTACACAGCTTAAAGCTACAATGCAAGGCTTTATGTCACCTTCAACAGAAATGAGTGAAGCACTTAAAAAGATGGGGTATGCCTCAGGAGCTGCTGCACTTGAAAGTGAAGGCCTTGGATCTATACTTAACAAATTAAAAGACTCTGTAAATGGTGATGAAGTTGCCTTTGCAGGTCTTTTTTCATCTGTTGAGGCTAAGAATGCGGTACTTGCACTGGCAGGCTCACAGGCTGAAAACTTTGCAACTAAGACAGATGCAATGACTAAGGCATCAGGAGCAGCAGAAGGTGCATTTCAACAGCAGAACAAATCTGTAGCCGCTATGGCAAATAAGATTAAAAACTATGGTGCTGTAATGCTGACATCTGTAGGTGAAAAGGCTTTGCCGGTTATTACAGATGCTTTATCTAATGTAATGGATGCAATGCCGGCATTTGAAAGCTCTATGGCACAGGTGTTTGATGCGGTAGGTCCGATAATGACAACACTTGGAGATATCTTTTCAGGTTCTGTAAGTGGAATGGGCTTATCTTTTGAAAGTGTTACACCTGTAATAGTTGATGCTATAAATGGTATCGGAAGTGTAATTACAGCAATTGCACCTGTAGCAAGTGCGATAATACAAGGCCTTGGAAGCTATATAGCTGAAATTTTCCCGGGAATAGCTTCAATAATATCTGTTGTAGGTGAGAAAATAGGTGCGGTGTTTACAATGCTTGGAAGCCATTCTCAATTGTTCCAAGGAATTATAGAGACTATGGGACCTATAGTAAGTGGTGTTCTAAGTACAATGGGAACAGTGATAGGTGGAGCATTTGACTTAATAATTGCAGCGGTAGATCTTTGCTTATCTGCATTTGAAAAAGCATTTCCGGCTATAGAAGCTGTAGTAAAAGCTGCTTGGAGTGTAATAGAGCCTATTATTAATGGGATTGGCAAGGGAGTCAGTGCTGTTGCAGGAGCTGTAAAGAATGTTGCAGGGTTTATAGGCGGTGGAAAGAACTCTGTTGGAGCAAATGCAACGGGAACAAGCTACTGGAGTGGCGGATATACTACTGTAGGAGAGCATGGACCTGAGCTTGTAAGTTTACCTGCAGGTAGTAAGGTACATTCAAATTCAGATACACAGAAAATGCTTGGAGGTAAGTCGGTAAATATTAATATTGGTTCTATGGTTATAAGAGAAGAGGCGGATATTGATAAGGTTACAACTGAACTGGTTAAGAAGATGAAGCAGGTGGATAGATGAGAAAGACCAGAGCTATATTAATAAAAGATATATATGGTAATAGTATTGAGTTCAATGTTAATCCATCCGGTATAACAATAAGTGAGTCAAGAGATAATATAAGAGAGAATATAGATAATCTTGGTGATGTTTATTTTCCGGGAAAAAGAGGATTGAAAACTGTAAGTATATCAACATTCCTTCCATCATCTAAATCAAGATTTAGAAGAAGAGGCTCTTTAGATTCCGATATCGAACTTATAAACAAATGGATTACTGAAGATATAACTTTAAGATTTATTGTATCAAAACCTACAATGAACTTTAAAGCAATCTTAGACAGTAAAAATATTACTCTTAAAGAGGGAGAACTTGATGTTTATATTGAATTAAAACTTACTGAGGTTAAGGATATTGATATACCAACGGTTGAAAGTGTAAGCATATTAAAAAAAGATGGGGACACTGTAAAAAGTTCAGATGTAACATTGACTGACAGGGGGGCTGAAAATGCCCCTAAGTCAGGGAATATTGAAATAGTAAACAGTAAGACAACATTATGGGGACTTGCAAAAAAATATTATGGAAGCGGTGAAAAGTGGAAAAAGATTTCTGAAGCAAATGGAGGGATAAATCCTAAAAAGCTTAGAGAAGGGATGAAAATACTTATACCATGAGAATTATTGCTAATGATAAAGATATAACTAATCTTTGTGTAAATGCCACATGGAGTGGTGATATTGATGAAAGGTCAAGGAGTTTAAGCTTCACATATCTATATAATCCTAAAATTTCAATGCCTTTAGTTAAGGTTGAGATAGGTAACAGTATCAATCTTTTTGATGATAAAAACAGACTACTGTATGTAGGAGTAGTTACAGAAGTTTCATCTTCTTTAAGCGGTAGTGATGTATCAATAACATCAAGAGATGTATTGTGGTACTTAGGCAAAAATAAACTTGCCGGTATTTATAAAGGAAGTGCTGAGACGATAACAAGAAAGATACTTGACGAGTTTAAGATCCCTATAGGAAACTTGGAAAGTGTAGCAGTAGATAAAACAGTAATTAGTACCGGAGATAAGACAATATACAAAGCAATATCTGAGGCCTATGGAGATAATTACTACATAACTGCTGTAGGAGAAAAAGTCGAAGTAAGAAAGAAGGGTAGTGATGTAGTTGCTGTAATATCCGGTAAAGCAAATCTTATGGATGCAAACTATAAAAAAAGTATGGAAAACATGGTAAACCGTGTTATTGTTCTTGATGATAAGAATGGGAAAGTGTATGAAACTTCAGCTGAAGAAAACTTAAAGTATGGAATATTACAGGATGTTATAAAAGCAGAAAAAGACAAAGATGTTTCTGTATCTGCAAAAGAAAAACTTGTTGGTATAAATGATACTTCAAATATTAATGCTGTAGGTGACTTTAATGTAATATCCGGTAAAGCTGTTATTGTTCAGGATATTTCAAACGGATTTACAGGAAAGTTTCTTGTAACAGGTGATAGTCATAGCATTGGTAGTGGAGAGCATACAATGAGTTTGACAGTGGAGGTCTTAAATGAGTAATCCTTATACTGAACTTAGTAAAATAATGGAACAACGTGGAGCAGCATTAAACGGATATAACTTGGAAGTTGCTAAGGTGCTTAGTATAAAACCTCTTACTATAAGAATAGGAGAGGTTGATATAAGTGTAAACTTAAATGTTGATCCGGTTATGGTAATGGAGTTAGAACCTGATAGTATTAATACTGAGGAAACAGAATTAAAAGAAGCATTAAAAAGCATTTTAAATACAATTAAAATAAATCCGGGTGATTATGTTGTAGTGCAAAGGGTAATGGATAACTTTTACATATTGAGCAAGGTGGTAGGAGTATGAATATTTTCCCTGAACTTTCGGTCGCTAAAATTTCAGATGAAAAAAGGCTTCCAATGTATAGGGAGTGGGCATTTGACTTTGAAAGAGAAGAATTGAAAATAAAGCATGGTAAATATTATTTGGTCGAAGGGAACGAAGCTTTAAAAATATGGATATATAAGGCTTTAAAAACTGAAAGATTTATATTTAATGCTTACAGTAATAAATACGGTAATGAAGTAAGTATATTAATTGGTACGGTCGAGGATGAAGATATTCTTTTTAGTGAAATATCAAGATATATACAAGAGGCACTTTTAGTAAATCCGTATATTGTTGATGTAGGTGACTTCAGCTTTTTACATTCAAAGAGTCAAGAAATAAAGGTTAAATTCATTGTAAGTACAATATATGGAAAAATCGAGGAAGAGAGGGTATCAAATGGATAATAGCTATAATGCGATTTTATATAGATTAAAAGAAAAGGTACAAAACCCTGCTTCAAAGATTGAAGGAAGCTTTACATATGATAATTTATCCTCAGTAGCGAATGAATTAGCTAAATTTTATAGTTATGAGGTTGGTACATTATTAGATAGGATTCATGTTGATACTGCAACAGGAGAGGATCTTGATAGACTTGGAAAATTCGAACATAACATTCAACGATTAGAAGCAACTTATGAAGAAGCCGTATTTAAAATATATGGAGAAATAGGAAAGACTGTTGCAGACGGTACAGGAATTAAGTCTGAAGATACAGGAGTTATTTTTTATGTAAGAGGAGATTACATAATTGGTGACTCAGGTGTAGCTACAGTTACAGGTATTGCAGCAGCTAAAGGTAGTGGATATAGATTATACCCTGCTGCAAAGTTGAAGTTTTTGGAAAGATATATAGGGCTTTCAAAGGTTGAAATTGATACAGTATCATCCGGAGGATATGATAGAGAAAGTGATGAAAATTATAGAAAGAGAATACATGAATCAGAGGCTAATGTAGTTGGATATGGGAATATTGCATGGTATAAGGCTACAGCTAAAAGTGTTACCGGTGTGGACAAGGTAAAAGTTATAGACCTTGCAAGAGGACCAGGAACAGTAGATGTATTGATTGTAGCAAAGGGAAATGAGCCAGCAAATGAGGCACTTATAAAGAATGTTAAAAATGTTATCGAAAGTACCAGATTGGCAGGGGCAGATGTTCAAGTAAAAGCAGCAAGCACCTATCCAATAAATATCAGTGCTACAATAAGAGTTAAAAATGAAACTTATTTAGAGGATATTAAAACTGCATTTAAAAAGTCTTTAAACACTTATTTTTCTGATCTTGATTTTGATACATCTTTAAAGCAAAGAGTTTCATATGCAAAGATACTTAATATTCTGCTAACTATACCGAATGTAACGGATGTGGATACAATGATAATAAATAAAAATTCCACATCAATAGATATTGAGTCTGGAAGTTTTCCTGTTGTAACAATGATAACTATAGAGGTGGCAAAATGATAAAAGATAATTTGCCACTTTTTGTGTATAAGATAAAGCAGATGAAGGAACTTATAGATGCTGAAGAAGTTGAATTTGAGTACCTGTATAGTTTTTTTGAAGAACTAAGCAATGAATTTAATATATTCAGTTGTAATGATACAATTGAACGATTTGAACGAGATTACGCTATAGAGCATAATGCAGAGCTATCAATTTCTCAGAGAAGGCTCAAGATACTTGTAAAGAAGTATCAAAAGCTACTTCCTACAATTGCAAACCTTGAGGATACAATAAAAAGTCTTTTGAATGCTGATGTAGTAAAAATAAAGGAAGTAGGTTGTAGATTTGATATATATGTTGGAAGTGCTTCACTTCTTGAAAACATGGATATTGCAAAGAAGTTCTTTAAAGATGTACGCCCGGCACACTTTGATTATAAGTTTATAAATTCTGTGCCAAGGGATGAAGTTGCTATAATATATATTGGATTTGGTGAATTTACGCATAAGAAGATGAAGTTTGAGGTGGTTGAATGAAGTTCTATTTAACTGAAGCAGGTAGTAGGAAGTTAGCTAGCATAGTAACTGGAAGCACAATAACGATTACAAAAGCTGTTTCTTCAGATATAGTTAGCTCTGAGCCTAAAAGACTTGTAGAGATAGCCGGAAGAAAGCAGAGCCTGCAAGTAAATAGTGTTAATATTGAAAATAATGTAGCGGTAGTAAAGCTGACTCTTACAAATTTAGATGTAACAGAAGAGTATCAATTAAAGCAGATAGGTATATATGCAAGATTTGGCACAGAAGAGATACTTTTTATTGTAGGACAGGATAGAGCAGGTGAAAAGGTACCGGCTATATCAGAGAGAGAAATAGAGTATGATTATCAAATAAGCTTTGCATTTGATACAGCAGCAGAGGTGAAGATATCAGTATCAGCCAACGATTTTATAAAGAAGACAGATGCGTTAAATCTGCTGCATCTGAAGGTTGATAAAACGGAGTATGTAAATAAAATTACTGATATGAAAAGAGTGACGGTAGTAAATGTACCGGCTGACAGGTGGACCGGATCGGGACCATGGACACAGATATTACAAGTAGCTACTCTTAAAGACGGAGATACTCCTACAGTATCACAACATATTAGTGAAGGCGAAAGTAGAGCGGATATTATCAAAGCTCAAGAGAAAGCTTATGGATGCATAAATAAAGGTATTGTAAGTAATGGAGAATTAAAACTTATGTGTTATGTAAAGAAGCCCAAGGCGGCTTTTTTTATTGCAATTAAGGGAGAATAAAGATGAGTCAAGCAATTATCTTAAAAGGTGGAGCAGGTGGAGTCGGATCGGATGATGTGACAGCCGGCAAAGCTCAAGTTCTACGAGGCTACAAGACTATCACAAGTGATAGTGATGATGAAGTTGTTGATGGTACAATACCTAATCGTGGCAATATAGTAGATACAGTAGAGTTCGTCAATGCACATTGGGATTCAAAGTTCTTGGCGAGAATGGAGGAAGGCTTTTATTCACAAAATGGGCAATATAAGCCGTGTGTGGCTATACCCTATGCAGTATTGGCTAATGGCATTGGAATAGATGCAAATAAAATGCTTAGCAATGCAACATTTGCAGGAGTACGAGGCACTATACCTATACGAGGATATAGAAGTGAAGATTGTACAGAAATGTGGTTATATCCTGCTGAAGGTGGCTATGTTGTAAGACTTAAAGAAGGTTACTATCATGCTTCTTCGGGTTATCAGCCTTATCTTATTGCTCCTACAGCTTTAGTTAAAAGTGCAGTTAATTATCATCCTGAGAAAACTTTGAGTGACACTACAACATGTGGTGAGCAAGGTCAGATTAAAATGATTAATACTCAGGATAATGGCTACACAATAAATCAGGCGAAGCTTTTCGGTATGGACCCTGGTAGAGGAAAGCTGGTTATGCAGTTGGGGCATGGTAATGCCTACTATCACCGTGATGACGGTAATCCACATGTAGAGGTTGATTCAAGCATACTTGGTACAGCAGGAGCTGATAGTGTACTTCAGTGGCAAACTGCGACAAGTCAACATGGGATAAAATTTGAAGGCACAATTCCAAGGTGGATATGTAACACTGGAGATGTAATATCAGCTTTTAATAACCCTAACTACGGGCAAGGCTTTGCCTGGGATGATACATATGCAAATAGGGGTAGAGGAATTGTTGTAAGTGTTCCAAACGGACATTTCATACAAGGTGCAAATTGGGTGTTTTTACCTGCACCTTTTGTAAAGTCTGAAAACATACGTGAGGGTGTAAATATGTTCGGTATACCTGGAGGACTTCCTGACTATAGAATCGGTAGACCGGTTTTTGAGAATGCCACTTTCAACAGAATTTACGTGGGGGGAGTGGCGAATAAAGACTTTCCAGAGGCAAATATATATCGTGACATGACAACAACTGCAAGCAACTACTCAAGGTATGCAGGTGGAACAACTATAAATGTTTCGGCAGGAAGCAATTTTCATCTTTGGTCTATTGGACAATATGTTGGGTTTGTTCTTGACAGAGCAATATTATTTACCTTTTTTAGGCAATTAAAAATAACATATAAACTAGATGTCAGAATGAACACAGGTGGTTACAATCGAAAGGCTGGAGTTGATGTATATGTGCACTTATTCGATGCGGCAAATAGAAGAAATTCAATTGGTGGAATACATAAAATGCATAGTTCATCTGAAAAAGCCGGCAGTACATACAATGGAGATACATATGAGATGATTATTGATACATCGAGCATAAATCGGGATGCATTTGTTGCATTATGTGCTAGTGCATATAGTGATTATAATTTGTCAAGTGCTATAGGCAGCGTAACATTTACAAAGATAGAATTGATAAATTAAAATGAGGTGAAATAATGAGTAAAATAATATTAAAGGACAAGACTGAGATAGAGCTTAGTACGCACTATGGAGATACATTTGTCACGGTGATTGACACTTTTGCAAAGCTAGATGAATTGAAGGATAAGTTGAATGATACAAATACTGTAATTATGACATTACAGGATGATACAGGGGAGCAGTCTATAACAGGTCTTAAATTGCAGGGCATCACAATTAACTTTATTAAGGATGCAATGGGAGTAATCGCTCAAATGCAGGCTTTACTCATGTTCAGAGCTATGGACAAGGTAGAGCAGGTGGAGGCAACACTGACAGGTCGTATAGATGCTTTGTCAAACATGGTGGTTGAATTAATGAGTTCAGAAGAGGAGGAAGAAGGCAATGAGCAGTAAAAGAAAGTTAAAAGTTTATGTAAGATTTTATGCATCAAGAATTAAACACGGACTTATGACAATTGAGGAAGTTCCTGAGAAATATAAAGAACCTGTTCAAGAATTTATGAAGACGGATGAGTATTATTTAATGTGATTTTAAAAAGCGTTTAAATGGATTAAAAAGTTCATTTAAACGCTTTTTTTATTAATAAATGTATGTATATTAACATATTAATAATTGTATATTC